TGTATGTGACCAGTCCATTGACTGTCGATGCGGTGAGGATGTCACCTGTCGCTGCTGGTAGTCCTGATGCCATGATTCTCCTAGTAACCTAATGTATTAGTGCCGATTATACCGTAATAACTACTACCAACCACGAAGGCGTCAGCAATAGGTTCAAGCGTTGTGATGGTAGCCATCATCTTGTTAGGGGTGATGTCCCAGTTGATGCCCTGATATTGCAGGTTCTTAACGATGGTCGAGCCATCTGGCTGAACGTTAGTGATAAGCAAGTTATCAAAGAAGTCCAGTCCAATCATTGTGTCTGTTGGTACTGCTGGGTCTAGCAGATCAACAACCATCTCGTCAATGCGGATAGTGGTCTCCTGACGGGTTGCCACGTACTCCAAGGCGATGTTATTGACAATGGTATCTGTCTCAGCTACGAGGTCAGTCTGGGTGACGCTGTGCGGGAAGTATTTATTGACTGAGGTGGTGTTGCTGGCTGTCTGGGTTGTGCCACCGACTCGGGCGAAGTTAGCCTGATTGATGATGAGCTTGTCATCGAATGAGAACTTAAGATTCTTGTAAGGAATGCCGCCAGATTGGTTGAAAGCTACTGGGGTCTTGGAAAGAGAGTTGAATACGTCAGTGCGGTTTTTAAATACTGCTGTGCCTGAACCGTTCATATAGAACGCGCCAGTCTCAGAGAACTCAGCATTCTTAAGAGCTGCAAGGCTGGTGCGGGTCGTGCCAGGATCGGCGATACAGGTATTAAGCCCTGTGGAGTAGGTACGCATTGAGGTTGGAAACGATACTTGGTCGAGGATAGAGTTCCAGCGGGCTGAGGTTGTCTGCCCTGCTGTACCGCCTGTGACGGTGTTGACACTAGCCAACTGAAACAGACGGAAGCCATCGGTGCATGAAATATCTACATAACCAGTATCTTGATTGACTGGATAGGTATATTTATAATCTGTGATGTAACCGCTAAAGAGATACTTCTGTGTGGTTACCGTTGTTGCAGCTACACGAATTTTGCGAAGCGGTGCAAGATAGCCATAGTAAGGCGATGATGTGTTCTGTGGGTTGAAGTAGGACTGCGGGTCTAAAACACGGACAACGCATTGACCGGCTTCATAGGTATCGCGCTGGATGTTACGACCACGGATAATTGAGATGTGATAGACGTTAGGTGTAAGGTCGATAATAGGCTCAGGCAGGGTATTGCTGCCGAGAGTGTTAGTGCCAAGGATTCCGTATTTAGGGTCGCCGATTACGAACCCGTTATAGCCGAATGTAGCTCCGACCGAGTAATCGAAAGATACGGATATCTGGGCTGGTAATGCCATTAGTTACCGAACATTCCAGCAATACGTGAGAGTGTGGTTGGAGATGCAGACATGCTAGCCAACTGAGTACCGTTGATAATCTGCGCCAATAGTTCCTTTTCTGAGATGACTGAGCCAGCGTTATTGATAGTCACGCTGACGCCCTTTGCATAGTCCAAGAGCGGGGCATAAGCCGCACCGTATGTGCTGCCGGTGTTGGTTGTGCCGGTGTTGGTTGCCACTGTGCCCGCCATTGACGCAGAATCAGTGCCACTCATTCCGATAGTAGCTGCCTTGGCTGCAATCTTCTCAAGAGAGTCCATCCAGTTCTTGAACGGATCATTGGTTGCTGTGATTGAGTTTAGATAAGTCTTGAGGTTGCCTGTCTTGTCAATGGCATCAGCAATCTGAGCTGTTAAACGCTTAGCGGTATCTTCATCACCCTGTAAAAGAGCCAGTTGGAGTTCAGCGCGCTTACGATCTTCATCGGATAACTTGCCTTTAAGAGCCGCAACCAATTCAATCTGCTGCATATCAAAGAGAGCTGATTGCTTTTTAAGTAATGCTTGCTCCTTGAGTGCCTTTGTATTGGCTTGCTGGGACTTTAGAATAGCGGCTGCACGTGCCTTGGCATCTTTCTCAGCCTTGGCTGCCTTAGCGGCATTAGAAGTTGCCATGTGCTCTGACAGGAAAGCATTAGACGATGCTGGTGCAAGAGCAGACGAACGGCTTTGCGCCCCCGCTTTGACGAATGGATCAATAACCGCGCCAGCAACTTTGCCGGCAATTTTAAGCATTAGACCAGCAAGTTGAATAAGTTGATGAATGATAGGCATATTGGATAAATCTTTGAACCCTTGAGCCAAGCCGCGGAAGAAGTCGGCAATATGAGTAGCTAGAGTCGCCATCTTATCTGAAAGAGTTCCAATTGAGGTATCGCCAGCAAGAATCTTAAAAGCGTCAATAAGCCCTTTGCCGATAGTTTCTTTTGCCTCACCTGCCGCCACGTTAAGTTTTTGCATCTGTCCGGCATAGGTATTGAGATAGGCAGCATTAGCACCTGAAAAGTTTTTATTAAACTGCTGCATTACTGTATCGAATGAAGCAGTCTTAAGTTCCGCCTGAGTCAAGCCAATGGCGTATTTCTTAAGTCCTTTATTATTACCTACGAACGCAGAAGAAATATCCTGAACAACTGTCTCAAGATCAACTCCAGAACCGCGACTGATATCGATGGCATTCTTAAGAAGTTCTTGAGACTTAACGACCGAACCGGTTACCTGCAAGAGTTTCTGCATAGACGGACGAAGTTGGTCGTCTGCCACTCCAGCGGCTTGAGATAGGCTGTTGATAAAATCTTCTACTGCTGGGTTAGCGAATTGCAACCCGAGGTTCTTCATTGTGTTAGCAAGTAGGGCTGCTGACTTCTGATCTGCTTCAAACGCCTTGACGGTTGCTTTACCAAACGCGGATACAGCTGAAACGCCAAACGCTATACCGAACGACTTACCAAGATTCTTGACTGAGCTTTCAAGAGCGTTGATGTTCTTCTTGGCTGACTTAATACCCTTTGAGGTTTTATCATCGGCTACGATGGCAACGCGTAAGGCTGAGGCTACATTCTTGAGGCTCACTTTAAGCCCTTTCCATAGAACTTGATGGCGGCATCTTCGTATGCCTGTACAACGGCAGCAGTGACTCGTCCTTGAGATTCGTCAGCTGCTCTGAATATGTAACGACCAGCAGACTTGCCAATTCCCACTTTACCGAGTGCGCTGATGAATTGTCTGCCAGCGTTAGGGTTCTTGGAATGGCTATAACGGTTTCCTGATGCCGCAGGATTCCATGGCTGACCAGTTGGGTTTTTACGTCCTGCGGTTTCAGCGATTGCACCTACGCGGCTGGCGTTATAAATAGAAGCAACGTATGAGAATCCAGAACGATTGAACGATGTAGTTCCGGCAGTTGATCCGATACCGGCTCTAATGTCTGTTGAATTAAAGAATGGAAATCTGCCCTCTGAAAAGGAACGTGGAGACCATCCGCTAAGTGGAGCAGAAGCAGGAACTAAGCCCTTAGCTCGATTGGCTAAAGGCTTTAGTTCTGCCCCTACTCGCTTCTTTAATGCTTTTGCAGCGTCCGGCTGAAACTGACGAAGGTTTCTCTGGAGTTGATTAACGCCGCTTAGTACGACTGGCATCTTTAATCTCCTTCCCTCTATCGTTCAACGCTGCCATATACACCTGAAAAGTGTAATGATCCATCTTTAGGATATTTTCTATTGGTATTCCTACCTCTATAGATATCCGTGCCGCCATATAAGTAAAACTCTGGCGGTCTATTCTAAAGGGTCGTCGTTAAGCACCTCAACGCTCTGGAGAGTATCGAGGAAAGCCTCGCCGAACGGTTTGACTGTAATGCCGTTCTGACGAAGCCCTTCCCATGCCAACCAGTAAACGTCTGACTGCTTCTGATCTTCAACGAAGGCTTTGTGAAAGCCCTTCTTGGCATAAATCTCGAACGCCCACTCTAATTTGGGAGTTACGGCAATATCGTGAATTGCGCCATCGACCAGTGTGACCTTTAACTTTGCCATGCTTTAGCCCTTTCGTTTGATGCTTAGAATGTACCTGTTGTGGCTACTGCAACTGTACCACTGACGTTCCAAGTGACGCTCTGTGTTGAGAGGTCGCCTGTTGCGCCGTTGATGTCTGTTGTGCCATTAACGAGGCATGTCATTGTGTAAAGTGGGTTTGTTGCTGAGACTGCTGTTCCCTTGTTCTGCAAGAGTACGACAGTGACGTTTGTTCCCCATGCAGCTTGTAGTGTCGCAAGTACTGACGCTGTAGCTGTATCGTTGAGGAAATCAAGAGTAAGAGAAGATGCTTCCAAACCCTTAATGTAACGATGACCAGAATCGCCCATTGCGGTTGTCTCCAGCTCATCGAAGTTACGATTGAGAGTGATGTTGTTAACGTGGTCAGAGAGGTCGACTGTATTAACCTTCACGCCTACGCCATTATTTAGAAATACTGCCATTTAGGTTATTCCTCGTCTTTCTTTGACTTAGTTGGCTTTTCTACTACCTGACCGATTTTAGTCAGGAATGCTGCTTGCTCTGCTTTCCATGCGTCCATGTCTGTATAGTGATCCATTTTTAGCTCCATGTGGTGACTAGGCTGATTGCCATCTCGCAAGAGAGTAAATCTCCGGAAGCGGCGTTCAGGACTTGTGGCTGACTTACTGTTCCTACGTTGTAGGAAATTGTGTCGTTCTCTGTCGCAGCGAATAACGCATTGAACATAGTAACGACGGCTTCTTCGATACCTTGCAAATTGCCTTGGTTATCAAAGAGTGGGACGGTGATAATGAGCTTGAAATTGGCAGTCGGACCGACTGACGCCCATGAATCATTAGAAGGTTCTAGGTATGGATCATCTGGGACGATAATGACTGAGTTAGCCTGAATTG